CCCTTGGCGTCGTCGCGAAGGCTCGCGGCATGTCGGCTGTCGCCCGCGAAGCTGGCGTGCAGCGGGCGAACCTCTACCAGGCGCTCAGCGCCGACGGCCGCCCCGAGCTGGCGACGATCACCAAGGTTATTCAGTCGCTCGGCCTGCGGCTGGCCGTCGTCCCGGCTCCCTTCCCGGCTTCCGCCGCGGCCGACGTCTAACCTCAGCTCGATAGTCGCGCACGATAGCAGCCGGGCGCGTGGCTTGCGTGCGGCGCGGCTGCGGCCGGTACGGTCGATCCGACCCCGACCAGCGCTCGCAACGCCCTGGCTGGTCGCCGCCTCCAGAAAGACCTATGGCGTTGTCGCGCCCCGCGCCGCCAAGCTCGCCGCCGCGACGCGTATGACGGGCACCGGCTCGGAGACTGCGCGACCGGACCGTCGCCGCGCACCCTTGCCGAGCGTCGGCAAGCCGGCTCGGCACTCCGTCTCGACCCGGAACGTCTCACATCACGATCTGCAATGTGAAGCGGAGCAAGGTCGGTGCAACGCTTGTGGCCGGCTGGTTGCCAGCTCGGAACGCTCGCCGCAGGCCGGCTAGGCGTTGATCACGGCGCTGACTAGGTTGGCGGCGTAGCCCCGGCCGGCAGAACTCGCGCGCGAAGCTGCTCGGCCAACCCTGCGGCCGCCGCGGCACGCTGCTCGAGCGCCGCGGCCAGATCGGGCCAGACGCCAGCGGGGATCGGGCTTGTCTCGGCAAGCCAGCGCCGTACCGTCCTGTCGGCAACGCCCAGGTCGCGGGCAATAGGCGACTGCCACGCATCGCCGTGGAGCAGGCGGCCGGCGGCGGCCAAGATCGTCGCATCCGAGACTGGCGTCATCGGCTGCACAATCCCCGATCGGCTGGCCGCTCGCAAGCGCGCGTCGTTACCTCAGCTCGCCGCATCGTCGAGGAAGCGCCACAGCGCCACCACGGCGCGCCCGATGCGACGCCCGACGCGACCGATCCGCGACGGCCGTAGAGCCGCCATGGCGGCCCGCAGCTGGTCGACCGCGTCATTGTCGGCACCAGCCGCACGGGCACTGTTCAGATCACGATCGAGCGACGAACGACGTCGGCGAAAGCTGTGCCGCATAGGGGCCTCCCTGCCCACAGCACCCGGCCCAATGCCCGGTGCGCGTCCTATTTCTAGGACGCGCGGCATATGGCGTCAATGCCCGCGGCGGCGGCCGATCAAGGTAGGAGCGGCCGCAGGGGGTCGCGCCCTGCTCGCACAGCCGGGAACGGCTGCTCGTCCACTGGACCGGCCGCATAGGTCGGCTTCGGGTAGGGCAGCGCCGGATATCGGCACCCCTTTGCGAAGCGATGCTGGAGAAACTTCAGATAGCGAAACTGGCGCAGCTCGTGCCTGGTCGCCCGATGAAGGTTGGCTAGAGCAAAGGCCGAGCGGGGCATGGTCGCGTTGCGCGAGTTGGTGACCAGGCTGTTGTGGAACCACTCGCCGTCGATCTCCCAGAAGATGCCGACGTGCTCGCCGTGATAGGTGAACCCCGCAGCCTGGTACACGGTGCCGAACAGGCCGCAGCGCTCGTCGGCGAATGACTGTATCCATTTCACCGGTGGCCGCAGACGGCGGATCAGGCGCACGGCAAGGGCGATGGCCCGGCTCTCGCTGTTCCGCGGCGCGTTGTCGGCCAGCCACATACGGTTCAACTCGAGATATTCGTTCATGAGCGTGCCCGCGACGACGCTGTCCGCCGACGCGGGGTTCATCGCGAAGCCGAACTGCAGAACGCCCGAGACTGCCTCGCCGATGAAGACGCCAAGGTGCAGCGTCGACCCGCGATAGACGCGCCGGCTGTAGTGGTTCGCCGAGATGACCTCATTGGCGAAAGTCCGGTCGACCTCTCTCACGCTGAAGGCCGCGCTGCCGAACCCGATCGTCGCCGCCGAAAGCGGCGAGCGCAGATATCCGTCGTTCGACCCCGCCAATCTGATCGGCGGCAGCGTGTCGAATAGGCCCGGTGACGTCGGTTGTAGAGACTCCATTACGATTTGCCTGCATCATGCCCGTGCCGTGTACGCGGCGGGGGCGATCAGACGCGTGCCCGGGCGCGCGTCGGGTGCGGGGATGCTTCCCGCGGCTCGGGGCGCTGGAACGCCCCGGACCCGCCCCCTCACGGGCGCAGGTCGTTCTGACCGGCTAGGATCGCAATCGATCGACCAAGCGCCGGCGTTCTCGCTCGTCAGCCGCGTTCCACTCGGCAATCGACACGCCGGGTGGCGGCGGTCGCAGGCCCGGCCTGAGTGTCGTCGGCACCGCCTTCAGCGGCGCCGGCTGGCGTTGATGACGCACAGCTCCGCCATAGAAGTCGGCTCCGATGGCGACGTGCTTCGAGCCGCACTTGCGGCAGCGGAACCTTCGGGCGATCTGACCCCATTCGGTCGACCACATGCGGTGGCGGAAGACGCGCTGGACATCGGCTATCGCGAGCGAGCGAGCATGGCCGCAATCACGACAGGCCACCCGAAGGTCCGCACGCTTGCGGGAAAGGTCATCGAGGTCGCGAACGGGGCCAGCCATCGCGCGAGAACATAGCTGGAACAGGCGACGAGTCGACGGCTGAGCGCTCTACCCTGGAAGCCACCCTTGCCGGCCGCCGGCCAATCCCGGCGCAGCGCCGATATCGCGCCGAGCGCCGCTCCGATCCGCTAGGCCGGATGATCGGTGCCGCCCGTCGCGGAACCGCCCGTCTGTACCCCGCCGTGCGCATGCGCCTCGTAGGCGTCGCGGAGATTGTTTAGGCTCACACGGCTGCCGTCCGCCCGGCTAACGACATCGCCGGTGACCTCAACCAGCGGGCTTTCGATCCTCACTTTCGTCTCGGCTTTGACCGTGATGGTAGGCGCGTTCTGTATCGTCATCGGCAAACCGGCTCCGTCGATGATGATGCCATCCTCGCTGAGCCAGATCCTCGCGCCGCGGACGTCATAGATCGCCGCGTCACCCTCCTTCAGATCGCGCGGCCGGCTGGGCTGATGGTTCGTGCCGATGACAATCTGGAGGCTTCTGTTGCCGCCGAGGCGGCAGAGGATCACCTCGCTCTTCATCGGCGGGTAGGACGTGAAGCCGAACTCGAAGATGCGCGGGACGCGGTCGCTGAGCTTCTTCACAGGCTCGCCGGGGACGAACGCACCCTCATCCGTCTGCACTAGTTGCGTCGGCCCCGTGTCGTCGAGCACGGTGAGGCGGCCGACGCCGAGCAGGTTCGCGATCCGGCGGCGATAATCGATCATGGAATGGCTCCGCTGCACTCGCTATTGCGCGCGGTCGCCTGCGGCCCGCGTCGACCTTCGTTCACGTTCCGTCGCCGGGCTCAATGCCGGCCCACTCGGCCCATCGGTTCAGCTGCGACCACGGGTGCGCCATGATCGCCGGCGGCAGCTGTCCGTACCGCGCGGCGAGCGCGTCTACTCTTCGCGGCCAGTCGACGGGTCTTCGGCCAAAAAACTTGCGATGAAGCGCACTCCCTTCAGCAGGTCGCGCGCGCCGATCTTGCCGATGGCCTGCCGCGGCACGCCGGCGATCAGCGACAGGCTAAAGATATCGGCCCCGGTGCCTTCCTGAGCGTTCATCATCTCCAGCTCGGCTGCAGTCGGCTCGCGCAGGTCCAGCTTGTCATAGGTGACGCCGGCATGCTCGACCGGCGTTCGCAGGACGATCGTCATCGTATCGGCCATGGCAGTCTCTCCTCAACGTTAGCCCGAGCGGGCAGAAAATCACATTGCAATGTGAAACAGGGTTCGCGGGTCAACCGCCGCGTCAACCAAAGGACAACCGGATTGCAGCCGCACAGGCCATTCGAGCGGCTATCGGCATGGCTTTCGGGCGAGGGACGGAGGGCACGATGCGCATCGACGATCAGATCGCCGGCCCTTTCGTGTCCACCAATGATTTCAATGCGTTAACCCGTGCGACGCGCCAGCCATACCCCTTAGGAGGGTCGTTTGGGTCCTTCCGGGCCCCCTTCTGACCGTGGGAGATTGCGCGCCGCGGCCCTCCCCCACCTGTGAGGTCCAAAAGTCGGTTGACGGCCTCTCGCTCCGGTTGACGCCGGCGGTTGACGGTCGCGACTTCGACTGCCGCACGGTGGCCGATTGCGTGCGGCGGGCCTGCCGTCGCCTATCGCCGATAGCGCAGCGCGTGAGGCTGCGCCTGCGCCATCGCTCGCCGCGC